GCAAGTCTGAAAACTTGTCTGTTTCAAACCCTCCAAGTATATGTTTGGCTACACTAAAAGCAATATCGTTCCTAAATTGTGCTGTAGAGAATCTAAAAAGATCTCCGTAAAATTGATATTTTTCTTTTACTAATTCTACAGTTTCAAAAAATACTTTCGAATAATGGTTTTTAGTAAACATAACAGTAGTGGCCCAATTCATATGTATACCGGTGTCTGAAATATATCGATCATGGTAACCTAATCTAGAATCGTCTACTATATCGAAAGCAGAATTTCCAATCAAAATATCAAAATCTAAATCCCAATAATGATTTAACCTATCAGAAAATATTAAAAAATCGCTGTCTATAACTAATGTTTTATCGTAAGGAGTCAAGTCCCATGCAGAACATCTATTAGAATTAACAAACGGAACAATCTTATTGTTTAGCCCATCATATAATTTTCTCTTGTTATCAGTTTCCGGTTTGTCAATTGATATAATTTGATCAAAGATCTTTGCGGCTAATTCAAATTTTTTAGAAGTTATTAACCAATCAACTGTTGTAGGATCAGTTACTAGTGTTGCTGATATACCTAAGTGCTTTTTAGCAAGTCCGCCAGAGATGATTGACATTAACGCATAGTCAACGTCTCGATTATTATGAGCAAATATTAAAACACCCTTTTTCATAGATCGACTAATTTTTCAACTGATCTACTTTTTTTAATTTTTTGATATTCTTCGTAGTATTCTTGAGTAGCTGAAAAATATCTATCCATGATCTCATCTCTAAAAGATTCTAAATTTTCTATGAGGATTGGATTTTCATTGCTGTCGATTATTGGAACACCCGATGTTCTTCCTTGATCTATCAGCATATTAACAAAAGAAATTAATGTTCTATCAATTTTAAACAGGCCACCTGCATGGCCGTAGGTTAATCTAGAATCAATTTTTTCTTTAAGGGTTCTTCTTTGGATTGATAGTGTTTGCCTGTAATTGGCAAAATCTAGAGCTTGTTTGAGATGCTCTTGCATAATTTCTCCTAGTTATCTGCGCAGTTTATTTATTTTGCTAGATAACTGAAGAAAAAAATATTAAGCTATTATTGCACCTAGTGTTAGAGAGGGAGATTCTACTGTGAAATTTCCAGCAGTGATCGGTTGCATAACTCCGAATGCTTCTAGAGTTTCAACTGCAATTTGGAATGTTCCGTCGACTGAGTCAGGGCCGCCACCTAGTCCAACGTGTCCGTCGACAAACTCGATTAAAAATTCTATTGTGTTAGCAGTTCCTGTAGAATTATTTGCTACAAACGGAGTTCTTGCATAGATTTTATAAGTGTTTGATCCGTATGGTGATGAAGCTGATGCAGAATACCAAAGATTAAATGTATTAGTGCATCTATAAAAGTTTTGTCCGTCGCCGGGTGAGGTTCCTGATCCTGGAGTATTTCCTCCCCAAGATTGCTGTCCAACCGAAGCCAAAAGATTTCTCCAAGATAAATTTTGGTTAGTTGCTGATCCTGCAGATTGAGCCGATGTAAAACTAATAGTTCCGCCCGAATTAAAGAAATGCCTTGCTTTTTCTGCAGAACTAAAACTTGCGGTGATAGTGCAATTAGCCAATGATGTCCATGCTGATCCGTAAAGTCCTGGCCACGTAGTAGAAGTCGTTCCTTTATTAACTGTAATTCGTTGGCTAGAGTGAGGTGTCGAAAGCCTATTAGCTATTAAGGTATTTGCAAAAGTGTCAAACTGGCTTACTGGTGCTGTAGTTGGATCATATCGAATAGTATCACCTTCCACTACAGAAACTAGAGCAGGGGCTGATCCGTTTAAATGGACCCATGCATTTATAATATCATAACGCAAATTGGCTATATGATTTACTGTTATTCTATTAGATTCTGTTACCTGTGTGCTTTGTAGCACCTGTCCATAACCATAGGTGGAATTTGAGGTAAGGCTTGTTCCGAGAACACTAGCTACTTTGTCTCGTATGTTGTTATAGTCAGTTTTTGATATCTTATCATTTACCGCTGGCATCTGTTATTCCTCAGATGTATTTAAAAGATTACGTAGTGCTAATCGCTGAAAGCGAATAGCTTGGGCTATTTACGGTAAATGTCCCCGATGGTTGCATCAACCCCGATGCTTTTAATTCGTCTACAGTAATTGTTATTGTTCCGTCAACTGTTCCTGAAGGAGGATTAGTTCCTGCGGGAAATCCAGAAGATACATCTGGGTCAACATAATCGTCTTGCAATGTTATTCTAATTGTAACCGAAGTTGCTGTGCCGCCGGAATTGTCGGATACATTACAAGCAGCTTCTAATCTTACAAAATTTGAACTATACGGAGTAGAATATGGCAAATAATAATAAGTTTGATAGGAATTTGTTAAGGTATAGTAGTTTATCAATGTTGGATAATTTCCAGAAAATCTTTGAACACCAACATTACTTAATAAATTGGTCCAAGCATTATTTTGTTGAGTAGCACTTCCGCCCGATCTTGTGGCGCTGATTCTAATATCTCCTCCGCTATTGAAAAAATATCGTCCTTCGTTAGCTGAAGAAAATGTTAAAGTTAACACTGCCTGAGCCTGGGTCGTCCAAGTTGCTGAAGTAGTTTGGGTAGCTTTATTGCTGATAACAGATTGTCCTGTTCCGATGTTAAATCTATTAAGGAGTGCTGCGTCTGCTAACGAATCATAGTTGGTATTTGGATAGCCGGCTCCGTAATTAACAACATCATCTCGTTGTATATCAGCGATAGTCGGCAATAAGCCATCTTGGTGAACCCTAATGTTAATTAGGTCAGTTTTTAATTCGTCCCATTGTTGTGCTGTAATTAGATTTCCCGCAAAAACAGGAGAGCTTAGTATAGCTTGACCATACCCCCGTGGGCCTGATCCAGTTCCAAGTATACTAACTACTTTATCTCTAATACTGTTATAATCCAGTGAAGAAATTCTAGCTGGAGTTTGAGAATCTAATTTTGGCATTTTATAAAATCACTGCTTCAATAGTCTTTGTTGATATATCGTCACTGCTTTCTAAAGCAATTGCGAATACATCGCTAGAATGTGGAACTCCTGCTACTGCACATCCCTGATTAGATGCTACTAATCTATCTCCCTTTTTAACTGCTCCTGTTACTTTTACTGGAACACGACCTTTAAGAGCAACATAAACGCCGCCTTCTAGGTCTTTATTCATCATAAATGCTGGATTTGCACTAATAACACCAATTGCTCTCTGACCCCATGTGCTGGCTGTGATTTCTTTTTCGCCACCGATCACCATAACTGTGCCAACTTCGTAGTCTGCATCTGGTAGATATTTTTCTGCTAGGTCAGCATATCGAGCTGCTGTTGCTGTTCCGTCAAACAATACTGCTACTAAATTACCGCTACCGTCTCTGGCAGCAATAGTATTTGCTGTAGCTGTAGTTTTAGCTGATCTATATGTTGGATCTGAGTCTGTAGCAGAGTCATCAATTTTCATTCTAACTGATTTGTCAGCTGTTCCAACGAACTGAACTGCTGTTATATTACCACTCGAATCTCTAATCGGAACAGAAGTCTTGTCTACTGCGGACGGAACAGATATACTAGGAGTAATTCCGTTTAATTTAGTTGCGTCATCAGCGATACCTGTCAAGTTTCCTTCAACTGATCCAAATAAGTTACCTCTAAGTGTTGCACCAGCGTAACCAATTTCTTTAGTTGTAGCATTGATCATTACCTGTGTATCAGCAGCTAACACATTTCCAGTATGATTTCCTGTTGAATTACCTGTAACATTACCAACAAGATTACCGTTAACTGTTCCAGCATACACGTTGTTCCATTTTGCCGCTACACTTCCTAGATCAAAAGTTAAATTAGCACCAGGGGTAACACCAGTGGATCTAATCAGTAAAGGTTTTCTTTGATCGCTTTCGGATACTGTAATTTTAAATGTTAGATCATTACCTAATCTATTTTCAAATACGATCCCATCAACTGCTTCTTTTCTAACTCTTAGATCGTTGTTGTCACCTAACTGATAACCTGCATCTTTAAATCTAATTTCGTTATCAAAAACAACACTGCCTCTTTGAACAAAATTAGATGCTTCTACGCCACCTAATCTAGCAGCATTAGAAGCTGTTCCCCAGAAATAGTGATCGTCTGATGTAACACCAGTTGTTCCGGTCTTCAACATTGTAATACCTTTCTTGATCACAGAAAAGTCTTCAATCGGATTTGTTGAACTGTTTAGTGTAAATTCGTCTTGGCTAACAATGGCTATAGTTTTACCGCCAGAAATTAGCTTAACAATAGTATGATTGTTATTGAGTGTGTCTTTAACTACCTGTGCTGTTACTGCACTGGCTCCGAGATCGGGACTAGCAGCTGGGCCAATTAAAACAAAATCTGTGCCTGTCCAAGTATAAAGTTGTTTTGCTGAAGTATCAAACCAAAAATCACCAGTGGTTAAACCAGAAGGGGCCGAGCTTCCAGTTTCTGCACCGCCGGCTACACGGAATCTAGAACCGTCATAAAATTTTAATTTCTTATTACCACTATCATACCATATCTGTCCGTTGATCACCTTAGGTGGTGCGCTGGTATTTGCAAAATTTTCTAGTAAATGTAGGTAATTTTCGTTCTGAACTTCACCGTAACCGGCATAGTTTTTACCTACAAAACGTAGATCTGTTGTGGTATCAATGGTCCCGTCTTCTACTGCTACTAGGAACGTTCCATTGAATTTGTTAACTTGATAGGCCATTTATATACTCCGCAATATCTTTATATTTACACTATTCCCGCAGATGCGGTTTCTCGCTGTTGTTCTAATTCTAAATACTGTGCTTCTGTTAAAGTGGTAGGAATACCCAGTGCTTTTTGTCTTATATGACGCAAAACTTTCCAATCTGTAGTATTTAAAAATTCTACTTTTTCAGCATTAGATAATTCTTTGGTTTTTTGTGCTGCTAAATCACCTGCTATAGGTTTAACCGTTTGAGATACAAGATCAAAGTAATGTGTTTGTGCTTGTATCTGATGTGCCTGGCTATCTGAGATTTCAAAGACTGCTACAGATTTAGGCACAGAAGGCTGATAATTCAATATGCTAATAATAGTTTCGTTTTCTACACATACGTAATACATTTCTTAACTCCAAATAGCTAGATAGTTTGCTGCTGGTGTAGAACGCTGTTCAGTATTTTGAACATACACACGAATTCGATCACCTAAATTACTCCATGTGCATCGTAATGAGTCGTTACCATCAACACCGCCAGCATAATGAATCACTGCAATGCTAGGAATAAAAGCAATTAAGTTGCTCATAGATTTTCCGCTTGGTGGAAAAACATCAAAATAGTTTGCACCGTTGTTCCACGAACCTACCTGATTAGTGTATCCTGCTTGGCTATAGATTGTATTTCCGTAAGTAAATGTATATTGTTGTGCAAATGTATCAACATACTGTTTAGTTGCGGCATGTAAACCATTGACTGGATTACCTACTAAAGTTAGATAACCACTCATCGAACCACCTGAACTAGGAACCTTTGACGGATCGTTAGCAGTTACAGTGATATCTGCCGAGCCGTCAAAAGAAACACCGTTAATTGCCCTTGGAGTTTGCAATCTTGTTGCTGTGCTAGCATTACCTGTAACCTGACCCACTAGATTAGCACTGATCGTTCCAGCATAAAAATTACCGCTGGCATCTCTGGCTACAACTTTATTGGCTGTATTTGCAGAAGTAGCATCTACTGACCATGTAGTCTGAGAAGAAGTATTATAATTTGATCCTACTAAGTAAGCGCCAGGAACTAATCCTTCAAAACCTAATGTGCTCCATGTGAGTCCACTGGCTGAGGCTCTTAGATACGAACCTGATGGACCTAATGGTAATAATGTTGTTGTATTTGCGGCTGTTTGATAAGGTATAGAACCAGCTGCACCTCCAACAATATTAGTAGAACGTGTAGCTAATGTAGCTGTATCAGCATTACCTTTTAATTCATTGGCGTAAATTTTACCCCACTTAAAAGAAGGATGTCCTAAATTAACATCATTACCAGAAGAAGGAATTAATGCTGGTTTGTTGTCGCCACTTCCGGACAAACTAATAGCACTCGACACTAAAGACACACTAGCATATCCGCCAGTTCTTGTTGAATCTGCTGTGTCAATTGTTATAGAAGCTGCATCTGACTGATTTCTAATCGTCGACGTTCCTGTGGCAATAATTTTTAATTTTGATCCTACAGTAATTCCTTCGGCAGCTACATTTAAAGTTGATAATGTTCCTAAATTTTCTAAGTAAGAATGTTTGATGTTGGTGGCTAAGGAAACACCTGTTAGTGTTTCTCCTGCGGCAGGAACTGTGACGTTTGAACCCCCATCAAATGACACACCGTTAATAAGTCTTGCAGTTTCTAATCTAGATGCTGTGGCAGCATTTCCTGTTAGTGTAGCACCAATGAATCTATTGGCGGTTACTGTATCAAATATACTTGTTCCAGACGCCGCGGTAACATTACCTTGAACATTACCTATTAAGTTAGCTGTTACTGTGCCGGCACTAAAGTTTCCACTAGAATCTCTAACAACAACTTTACCAATTAAATTACTTGAACTTGCATCTACTGCCCATGTAGTTTGTGTAGAGCCGTCAAAGTTTGCACCTGTAAGATATGCACCCCTCACTAGAGAATTAGTAGTGTTTGCTCTGATGTTAACATCAGTGGTTCCGTCAAAGGGCGTTCCGTTGATGTTTCTAGCAGTTTCTAATCTATCTGCTCTTGTGGCTTTACCTTGAACATTACCTTTGAGATCTATTCCGAAAATTAAATTTATACCGGCTGCTAATGTGCCAAACCCTGCAGGTGCCGTAGCAGGAGCCAAAGTAAATGCCTGTGACGTAATTATACCAATAATATTACCATTAACTTCAATTAATATAACAGGTTTTCTATTACCGTCTGAATCAAATAATACTGTAGATCGCGCTCTAGTAGTTGCGAATCCTTCCGCTGTTTCTGGTCCTATAAATTTCCATTCGCCGCCTTCATAAACATGTAGTGTTCGATAAGGCATCTTATACCATAATGCACCGTTTGGAGGATCTACCGGAGCTGTTTCGGCTATAACTGCAGAACCAACGATAACCCATTTTGCACCGTCGTAGACATGTAATAGGTCGTTGGTTGTATTGAACCAAAGTTGTCCTTCTAATGGTCTTGCAGGAGGATTAATATTTGCAAAATTTTCTAGGAGATACAAAAAGTTTTCATTTTGTATTTCGCCGTAACCTACATAATTTCTTCCTACAAGGCCTATACTGGTAGAAGTGTCAACTGTGCCGTCTTCTAAGACTACCAGTTGAACACCGCTGTATTTGTTAATTGTATAAGCCATTTAATCCGCTCCTAATCTCATTATGGTGGAAGCACGGTGTCTGACACATGATTCCATGCACCGGCAATAACTTGGAAAACTTTAATAATTCTTGTTGTGCTAACACTAGGGGCTGGCACTGTTGCAACACTTATACTTACGTTGGTTAAAGCAGGTGCTGTTCCTGTCGGAGTATTAAATGTTGAACTACTTTGATTAATTAATGGGTTAACATCTAAGTTAACAGTTGAATTACTTAAAATTGTGCATAATATCCTAGCCACTGTGCCGTCTCTATAATCAGCCACAGGAGCAATATTGTTTAGAATGTTAGTAATAATATAACTATTGGGCTTACCGTCTGACAAGTCCATACTCAATACAATCGATCTAAGCTCAATAGTATTATCAACGTATTCTTTTGTCGCGGCATCTTGTGCTGCTGTAGGATCTGCCATTCCGGTAATCTTTGGACTACCGATAAGAGCTACGTTACCAGTCCCCTGAGGTTCTAATTCTAAATCTTGATTTGTTAATAAGGTGCTGATCTTATTATTTTGTAATCTTAAATAAGCAGGATCTGTGACTAGACCAGGTCCAACGTTAATTACTGTCTGTTTACCAAAAGATGTAACGCCCGGAATGCTGGTAATTCCTACACCTAAACTGTTTGCTGTAAGAACTTCAATTCCATTAATTCTATAACTCTTACCTGAAGCAAGATTTATATGCTCTGAACTGTTCCAAGCCGAACTAGCTGTTGTCCAGGTCAATGTTTTATCTGGGTCGGTTCCGGCATTTAATGTTATTCCGCCGCCGTCTGCATCTGAATTATCTACAGCATTTTTAGCTAGTTCAATATTTTTATCTTCTACGCTTAAAGTTGCAGTATTAACAGTTGTGGTGGTTCCTTGAACTGTCAAATCACCTGTGATAACTAGACCACCACCAAGTGTTACTAAGCTATCTGTGTATCCATCATAGATTTTAACCTGTCTGGTATCCGAATATATCGTTATCGCATCTTCTTGGTTAATACCTTTTCTAACGTTGAAAATCATATTTTTATCTGTAGATGCGTTTGATAAAAATACATTTCCTCCGTTAACTGTAAAGTTTCCTTGACCAGCTGAACCGATAACTAATCCAAGGTCAGTGGTAATACGTAACTGTCCGGCAATCGCATTAGAAGTATCTTTTCTTACATAAGTTGTAGCAGTGGTTCCACCTAACTGTTCTGCATTTGTGCAGGTTACGTTAAATTTAATACCTGATAAATTTCCAGCATTGAAGCCAGGAGTTATACTTCCGGTAAATCCTTCGATGGCATTTTTTGGAGTAAAGGTATCTTTAGCAAAAATACCTAGTAAAATTCCGTTGTTATAAAGATAAGTTACAACACGAGTTTGGTTAAGTGTATCAAGAATACTTGCAACTTTTAATCCGCTTACACCCTGTGAAGCAGAATAGGACGGAGCTAAAAGAATCGTGTTGGTTCCGTCAAAGAAATACAATTGACGATCAACGTCATTGAACCATAAATCGCCAACACCGAGATTTGATGGTTGTGTGTTTGAAATAGTTGCAGAACTAACTGGCTGAAATCCTGTGCCGCTGTAGACTTTTAATTTTAATTCGCTAACGTCAAACCATATTTGTCCTCTAATAGGATGTGTTGGACGAGTTGTGCTGGCAAAATTTTCTAAAAGTTTAATTAGGTTTTCATTAAGTGCTTCACCGAAACCACTATAATTTTTACCAATTAAAGTTAGATCTGTGCTTAACTGGTCAATCTGACCATCAGCTACGGTTGCTACAATCGTTCCGTCTGTTTTATTAATTTGATAGGCCATATTCTAACTCTGTTATGTCGTTGTTGTTGTAGTAAATGCAGGAGGACCAGATCTTATAATATAGTTCAATGTTAAGAACGGATTCATTATACCAACCGCAGTTCCTAAAGCAAAAGAAGGATCTGGTTTTTTAATTCCACCTGAATCTTGTAAGTATTGCATTTGACCTGGAGCAGTCGGACCTAACCCAGTTGATGCTGGGGGATTGATCGCTGTATCATATTTTACTACGGAGTATTGAACTCCATTATAATTCAAAGAATGACTGTGTTCTGGTAAATTTCCTAACGTTAATGTAACAGAACTTTGTCCTGCATCGCCACCTAAAATCTGTGCTTTTGTGTCCGGAACCCTGCTTGCTGTTCCGCCACCGCCATCAACATATCCGCCAAGACTATTAGGAACAGTAACACCGTTATCCATGTTGTCTCGACCTAACGGAAATCTACCTCTTAGATCGGGTAACCTATAAGTATTCACACCAGCTAATGCTGTGGTTCCGTTATAAGTTGTTCCAATCACGTCATATAATTCTGGGTATTTGGCTTTTTCAACTTCGGAACCATCACATAATAAAAATCCATAGGGTGCTGTTGATCCTGCGTAAGGGAGAATAGTTCCTAACGGAATTCCTAAATCTCCGACAAATGTATCTCTAGTTTGTTTTAAAAGACCAGATGATGCACCGGTCGATTCGCTGGCTCTATATGTTAGAACAAAATCTGTTGCTTTAGATGTGTTTGGCGCAGGAGTTGGTTTTCCAGAGATGATATTTGCTGTCAACGTTGTAGTAAACAACTTCGAATAGCTACCAACCTGGCCGTCAAACTGAACGGGTGGACTAACAACGTCACCAGTTAACTGAAATGTTGTAACTCTTTTCAAGTTAGTAGCTGTGTTGGCGTTACCGTTGATGTTACCGTTTAACACACCTTCAATTTCATCAGCAATAATTGTTTTTGCTCTAACTGTTTTCCAACGTTTTAATTCTGTTCCACTATCATAAGTTTCAGTAGTTCTTGGTTGTATTGAACTTACTTGAGTTACTCCTGTAACATCTAAAGTTGTTCCAACTAGAAGATTCTTCGCAATAGCGGCTCCGCCTGCTACACGCAATGATCCGTTGTTTAAATTACTACTTTCTGACGTGTTGTCAACAATTAAAGATCCTGTTAATGCAATGTTACCGTCAACATCTAATGCCTGATCAGGAGCCGCTTTGTTAATACCAACCTTATTGTCTAGTATTCGTAAAATAGTGCTAGGAGTTCCGTTTCTATTAACTTGTAGATCTAACGAACTACCAGCAGCAGAGTTATAAATTTTTGCTGCTGTCGGAGAAGTTGATAAGTTAAAAGTTCCGTCAA